ACAATATCAGTAGCATCATCAAGTGCAGCAGTAAGTAATGCGTTTGGAAGTGGTACTCATTATGTAAGAGTTGTTTCAACTACAAACTGTCATATTACATTTGCTGGATCGCCAACTGCTACAACTAGCATGGCTTATTTACCAGCAGGAGAAGTGGAAATTATTAAAGTTTCTCCAGGTGAAAAAATGGCAGCTATTAGAACAAGTGGTGATGGCACTTTATACTGTACTGAATTAAGTGCGTAGTGGCTAAAAAGAATAATCTTTACGCAAAAGTTGAACATATTAGTAATGCAAGATTTAAAAAAACAACAATTGGTGGCAATCCTAAAAGATATAAAAAATCAACTTTAAACAAACACAAACGCAGACTATTAGGTGTATGAAAATAAGAAATACTGAAACAGAGGGTTTAATTACAGATAATTTTATACCCCATGAAGACAAGGGTGTAGTTCATCAAAGAATTGTAAATCATAAACCTATCCTAGATCATAATAAAAAGCTTTATACTCATAATGATGGTTATTCAGCAGATAAAGGTTTAAAAAGAGTTGCATCAATTCCTACAATTGTTTTAGAAATTTGGTGTAAAGAATATCACAAAGATCAAAACAATGGTAATTGGTTTGCCTTACCCAAAGAAACACAACAAAAAATTTTAAGAGAAAAACTAAATAGTTCTGATTATAGATATTTCAGAACTGCTGAAGGAAGATTTTAATGGCACTAACATCATACTCAACACTAAAAACAGCAGTAGCTAATTGGTTAAATAGATCAGATTTAACTGATGAAATAGCTGATGATTTTATTATTTTAACAGAAGCAGATTTAAATTCTAAATTAAGAATTAGAAAAATGATTACTCAAAGCAGTATTACTATTGATAGTGAAACTGAATCATTACCTACAGGATTTTTACAAGTTAGAAATTTTTATATTTTATCAGGTGGTACAAAACATTCTTTAAGATATGTTTCACCATCACACATGGATCAGTTAAGAGGTACATCTACCTCTGGAACTCCAGAAGTTTATACAATTTTAGGAGATACTTTTAGGTTTTCTCCAAAACCAGATTCTTCTTATACTGGTTATATTAATTATTATAAAAAGTTTGATGCGTTATCAGTAACAAACACATCTAATTTTATTTTAACAGATCATCCAGCAATTTATTTATATGGATCATTATACCATGCTGCTAATTTTTTAGGTGGTATTGATCCAGGACAAGTTCAACAATGGCAACAAATGTATGCAACTGCTATGGAACGACTTGAGAGAAATGATAGAGAAGATCAATATTCTGGTTCTCCATTACAAGTTAGATCAGAAGATACAATTGCTTCACCATTTGGCAGTCGTTATACAAGCACAGTTACAACGAATAGTTAGGAATTAAATGCAAGTACCTTTTGGAGAATGGCTACCAGATCAACCTGAACATGGAAAAAAGGGAGCTAATATTGCAAACAATGTTTATTACGCAGCTAATACTTATAAAAGATTTCCATCTTTAGTAAATTATAGCTCAAACACCACAAGCACAGACTCTAAAGGTGCAGGTTCATTTAGAGATAACTCTAATACAGTTTATAACTTTGTAGCAACAAGAACAAATATTTACCAATTAGCATCTGGAGCTTTTACCTCAAGAAAAGCAAGTTTAACTGGCGACCATGAAGATTTTTGGACATTTACACAATTTGGTGAATATATCATAGCAAGTAATGGAGTAGATCAACCTCAATATTTTTTAATGGGAACATCTACTAACTTTGCTAATCTTTCAGCTATAGCAACTGATAATCCAGTATTTAGAGTTTCAGGAGTCGTTAGGGATTTTTTAGTTACAGGAAATATTACTAATGCCACAAACAGAATACAATGGTCAGGTATTAATGATTTAACTACTTGGACAGCAGGAACAAGTCAATCCGATAGTCAAGACTTACCAGGATCAGGTGGACAAGTGGTTCATATTACTTCTGGAGAGGTTGGTTATGTATTTAGGCAAAATCAAATAATTCGTATGGATTATGTTGGTGGCAACACAGTATTTCGTCTATCTGTAATTTCTCCGAATAGAGGAGCTATGTTTGGAAGAACAGTTTGTCAGGATAATAGACAAATATTCTTTTATGCAGATGATGGTTTTTATCAAATAAATGGAGATCAAATTATTCCTATTGGAGTAGAAAAAGTTAATAGATATTTTGATCTTAATTTAAACAAAGCATATTCAGATAGAATTTGTGCAGCAGTAGATCCATTTAATCAGTTAGCGATGTGGTTGTTTCCAAGTACAGCAAATGCTGCCAATACAACAGGAATTTGCGATAAAATAATTATTTACAATTATGTTACTCAAAAATGGTCTTTAGCAGACGCAAGTGCTAGTACAATTTTTTCACAATTCGTTGGTGCTTATACTGTAGAGTTAATGGACATTTTATCTCAAAATTTGGAAAACATTAATGCTGCATTAGATACAGATTTTTGGTCTGGTGGACAAGTTTTACTTGGAGGAATTGATAGCGATTACAAAGCTGCAATTTTTTCAGGAACAGCTAATGAGTGTGAAATAGAAACTTCAGAATTAGAACCATTTCCAGGTTTAAGAACTAATATTACAGGTGTTAGACCAATTGTAGATGCTAATGCTACATTAACAGTTAAAACAAGAGAACGATTAGCTGATAGTGAAAGTGCATCAAGTTCAGTATCTATGAGAGATAGTGGTGTTAATCCTGTAAGGCAAAGTGGCAGATATGTAAGAGCAAATGTTAAAGTGCCAAGCGGTACTACATTTACTCATGCACAAGGAGTAGATTTTGTAGCTTCAAGAGCAGGTGCTAGATGAGTGATAAAATTGATATAGACAATGTTAGATATTCTTTTGAAACACAAGAATACTTTCAAAGACAATTAGAAGAAGCAGTAAATAATTTAATTAACAAAAATAATACTGAAAGCGATAAAGCTTTTAGTTGGTTTATGAATTAAGGAGAACAATGGCAGGATCATATATAGGGAAATACGATACAACAGCATCAAATAATACAGCTACTTCAACAGGTTCAGTATCTGTTGCAGAAGGAATGTTGCCATCAAATATTAATAATGCCTTTAGAGATATTATGGCAGACATTAGGCAGTTTTATAATTCTGCTGAATGGATTGAATATGGAGATGGAGCAGGTACTTACACACCAGCTTACGCATCTTCTACAAGTTTTACAATTGCAGGAGTTAATGTAACTTCAGCATATCATGTAGGTCGTAGAGTTAAAGTTGTAGCATCTACACCTGGCACAATTTATGGATCAATAACAGCTACTGCGTTTTCAACTAATACAACTGTTACAGTTGCTTGGGATTCAGGATCTCTTTCAGATGAAGCTATAACTTCAGTACATATTGGAGCTATTAGTGCAACAAATACTTCATTACCTGAAACTACAGCTATAACTGGAGATTACACATTAGATGTATCAGGCGATATTATTCTTGATGCTGATGGAGATAATGTAACTCTTAAAGCAGCAGGAACAACATCATTAGATTTTGTTTTAAATGCAGCAACAAGTGTAACATTAGATGCACCTGGCGACATTCATCTAGACGCAGGTGGTGGAGATATAAAATTTTATGATGATGGTACTCAATTTGGAGAAGTTACTAACTCATCAACAGATTTAGTTATTAAATCTACAACATCAGATAAAGATGTTTTAATTAAAGGTAATGATGGTGGTAGTGCAATTACTGCATTAACATTAGACATGAGTGAAGCTGGAAAAGCTACATTTAATAATGATGTAATTGTTTCTGGTCTTACTGCTAGTAGAGCTTTAACTACAAATGGTTCAAAACAACTTACATCGTCAGCAGTAACAGATACAGAATTAGGATATTTAGATGGGGTTAGTTCAGCTATTCAAACTCAACTAGATGCTAAAGCAGCAACAACTTATGTAGATAATGCTGTTGCTGGACTCCGAACTAGAATAGTTGTAGAAGCGGCAACAACTGCTAACATAACTCTTTCATCCGATCTTCAAAATGGAGATACAATTGATGGAGTTACACTTGCTACAGGAGATGAAGTTTTAGTTAAAAATCAATCTACTGATAGTCAAAATGGTATTTACACAGTTGTTTCAAGTGGAACAGCTAGTAGATCAACTGAATATGATGCAATAGCAGAAATATCAGGACAGATTGTAGTTGTTAATCAAGGAACAACTAATGACAATACTATGTGGATGTGTACTACTAACACTTCAGCTACATTAGGATCTGATTCAGTTTCATTTACAAAAATTACACCACAAAATGTTGGAGATGTAACATTAACTGGAACACAAACTTTAACAAACAAAACATTAACAGCACCAATATTAAGTGGATCAAGCTCAAGTGCTGGTTCAATATTATTTAAAGAAGATACTGACAATGGAACAAATGCAGTAACATTAATTGGTGCAGCATCAACAGCCGATGTAACAGTAACATTACCAGCAGCAACAGATACATTAGTTGGTAAAGCAACAACAGATACATTAACAAACAAAACTTTAACTTCACCAACATTAACAACACCTAAAATTGCTGACGCAGGTTATATTGCAGATGCTAATGGAAATGAACAAGTTGTATTTCAAACAACATCTTCAGCAGTTAATCATTTAGAAGTTACTAACGCAGCAACAAGTAATAATCCAGTTTTAGGAGCTGTAGGTGATGATTCTAATATTGGCATTACCTTAACACCAAAAGGAACAGGTGAAGTAGTTATAGCAGCAGGTAATCTTAATTATGGTGGAACAGCAGTTACATCTACTGGAGCTGAATTAAATAAACTAGATGGTGTAACAGCAACTGCTACAGAATTAAATTATCTTGATCTTGCAACTCTTGGTACAAGTGCAGCATCTAAAGTATTGTCAGCAGATGCTAATAATTTAACAAAAATATCAGGTGGTATATATATAGAAGAAGCTACATTAACATTTGATGCTACTCAAGATTGGGATGTTAGATCATCTCCAGTTGCTAAAGTAACTTTAACAAATAATGTAACTTTTGATGCACCAACTAATCCAACAACTGGACAATTTATTTCAATTGTTTGCATACAAGATGGAACAGGAAGTAGAACTGTTGCATGGAATGCAGTATTTGAATTTACAGGAGATGAAGCACCCACAGCTACAACAACTGCCTCAAAAGGAGATATGTTTAACTTTAGGTACAATGGAGCTAAATGGCTTGAAGTTGGTAGAAATCTTAATTTAACATTATCATAGGAGTAATATGTTTGCATTAATACAAAATCAACAAATAACTAAATTTTATAATGGTAACAAAGGTGTTATCATTGAAGATAATCAATATCCAAGATCTATATTTACTTTATGGTCTGAAGCTCAAAGAAATGCTATTGGCATTTTTGAAGTTACAGTAGACACAACTAATAAAAAAGATGAACAATGGTATATTAATACTAATGTTTCTTATGGAGTAGAAAGTAATAAAGCAGTAGGCTCTTATGGCACAGCTACAGCTAAAGCTCATGTTGATACTTTATGGACATCTCAAGATAAAACAGATGGTAAAATACCAACTGGTAAAGATGTAGGCGATGTTGCAGTTGAAGGATTAAAAACAGTTTTAATTAAAAAATTAAAAAACCAAGCTGCTGGAGAATTATCTAAAACCGATTGGTATATAGTTAGAAAAGCAGATGCTGGAACAGCAGTGCCATCAGCTATTACTACTCATAGAGCAGCAGTTAGAACTAAAGCTGCTGAAATGGAAACAGCTATTACTAATGCTAGTGATACACCAGCTCTTGAAACTTTATATACTTACACAACTAATGATGCTGGAGTTCAATCTAGACCATTAGGCGAACTGCCAAGATTGGATAGTTAATGATTATCTTACCAGCTAATACTTTATCTGGCGGATTTGAAGTAGCCAACTCATGTAGGTTTGATGGTTCAAATGATTATATGAGTAAAACTCCAGGCAGTAATGGAGATGCACAAAAATTTACTACAAGTGTGTGGTTTAAAAGAGGTGTACTTAATGGAGATATAAGATGGTTAGAAATGGGTAATACAATTTTATATTCAGGCAGTAATATTATAGGTTTTGGAGCAAGTTCGGTTGATGTTTATACAGAGTCTAATTATTTAATGGATTTTTCAGCTTGGTATAATTTAATTGTGGCTGTTGATACAACACAAGGAACAGAAGCTAACAGAGTTAAAATTTATCTTAACGGCACACAAGTTACATCAAGTAATGGACTTCATAGTTCAACAAGTTATCCATCTTTAAATCAAAATTTACAGTGTAATCAAACTGAAATACATAGAGTTGGTGCAAGAGCAGATAATGCTGGATCAAAGTTTGATGGATATATGGCAGAGTTTGTTCATATTGATGGCTCACAATTAGCTCCAACTTCATTCGGTGAATTTGATGAAGATTCTCCAAGAATTTGGAAACCCATAGATGTATCAGGATTATCAAGTTCAAAAGGTACAAATGGTTTTTATTTAGATTTTGAAGACAGTAGTAATTTAGGAAATGATGTTTGGGGTGGAACAGATTTCACTGAAACTGGTATAGCCGCAGTAAATCAGAGTTCGGATTCGCCAACTAATAATTTTGCAACTATGAACCCAATAGGAAATACAAACGATCAATATGCAAATTTTACTGAAGGTAATTTAAATATAGCTGGTAATGATAGTAGTAATGCTGGATTTATAAATTCTACAATAGCACCATCGCAAGGAAAATGGTATATGGAATTTAAGGCTCTTGATATTCAAGGTACAAGTTATCCAGGAGTTGGAATGATAAGTACACAAGATGCAACTAATAATGGTCAAGTAGGTGGTGCAACAAATAGTGTTTCTTACAGAGCTGGTGGAACAGTTTTAACTAATGGAAGTGTTACTGATACTGAAAGTAGTTATACAGATAATGATATAATTGGTGTCGCTATGGATTTAGATAATGGTGCTGTTTATTTTTCTAAAGCTGGTGTTTGGCAAAATAGCGGAGATCCAACAAGTGGTTCATCAAAAACAGGCTCTTTATATAGTTTTACAGTATCTGATAGTTACCATTTTGCAACCACAGTATATCAATCAACTTCAATAGTATCAGCAAATTTTGGCAATCCAGAATTTAGTATTTCATCAGGCAACGCAGATG